GCATAGGCTTTCTACCTAAGGGTTTCTACTACTGTCCATCTATACAGTACTGGCTAAACGTACAGCAGGGTTTACCCTACTGTTTATTTAACCAGGTAAGCAGCTTAGAAGGTTATGCGTTTTTTGCATAAAGTTGTGAGAGTCTTCGATGCACCTTTTTGGTAATACTTGAATTTCCATTTGGTTCTATCTATCCCTATCTATCCTCTCTACTATCCCTTACATAATCCTCTGTTTAGGGTTGTTGTTTATTCCCGACATAGTTAGTAACTAACCCTAATCTCTCAAATGGTTCATCTATCCTATAACCCAATGAATGCAAATGTTGGTAGAGGGCTAATAGATTCTCGAACCCTTGGGAAATATTACCTTGTCCAACTGTTAATAAGATTTGACGTTTGGGGTTGTCTAGTTTTCGTCTGAACTGAACTGTATCAATTTTGGGAGGTCTAGCCATTGTCCAACCTTGAAAAGAATTAAATTAAATTAATTGTACTTTATTAGGGTTTGTCCCTATTCTTTTTTATTTTTTTGTTGTTACTCTATATAGACCGAACTAGCGGATCTAGTGTCTTTTAATAGGTGTTCATATGCGACAAAACTACAAAACAGAATTCAGATTCTTTGACTATGAAATCCCAACAATTCCCGAGGGTTTCACAGATAGTTCATGGCACAACAATATTTGCCCTTCATTTGAGAGAAAACTAACAGAGGACACCTATGTCACTCTTTGGGTTAACTATGCAGACGAGGATAGACGGGAAATGGGGGGTAAACAATTTTTTCTGACAATCCTCCCATATGACGATCTTTGCAATGATGTTGAATTTATTCTTGAGACAGATTCATGGGATGAGATCATTTCCAAAATTGACGAAATTTGGGGAAAAGCATGACCAAATCCGAACAATTTGCCCTAGATGAGTGGCTTTATGATTACCCCAAAACCGCAACATTTGACGACATTCTTTATTTGTTGTTAGACGAAAACGATACAACAATTGTGTGTTATCCCCAAGGGGAATCAATGTCCAAACGTGATTTGGCAAACTGTATTTCAGGAACACAAACACACTTTGCATTTTTTACAGGGGAAGCTTAAACCATGAAAAACAATTTTTTCCCCACATTGTCAGAAGCTTTGGAATCTGAAAATCTCTCCCATACTTGGGATGGAACACCTTTAGCCTATGGGCAAACCATTGGAAAAACCTTTGACGATGGATCAAGGTTTGGCTATTACGTTTCAGTTTATCGGGATGAACGTGGATTCTATGAACGTCCTATCCACTATAAAAGGGGCTAACCATGAATGACAACCAAAAAGACATAATTTGCGCCATTGGATTAGGTCTAATCCTTTGCATAGGGTTGTTGGCTTATTTTGACATTTTGGTCAAATAGTGTTCGGCAGCATAGGGTTATCCCTAGTTTTCCAGGTGTTCGCAAATCACTAAAATTGCACTCTCAATCAATTTTTTAATAGGTGTTAACAATGAAATACTATGCACAATTCTTTATTCGCTCCGCTATTGACCACAACAAAATTGTAGAAGGTTGCGGGGATAGATCTGTAATCATTCTAGACGGACGAATAACAAAAAAGCTTATGGGTGAAATATCCGCTCAAGAATGCCAAAAAAGGGGTTTTGTTGCATGGCAAATCCATGCGGGAGATTTTAGAGAATCCAAACCCATAAGCCAAATTTGGTACGTTTCCGAATCTAAGCCAATTGTTAACCCTTCATGGGTTTCCGCTCATTCCATGTAATAGGTGTTAAAAATGAAACCATACTCACAAAACGAAATTAACGATCTAGCGGGTTCTGCCCTAGATGTTGCTTGTGCATTCATTCAAGAACAATTGAACGTCCAAACTGGTGATCTAGCGGGTTTATTCTTTTCAGGCAATAGAAAAGAGATTATCGAATCTATCTTTGAAGCTTATATCAGAAGCGAAATAGAGGCAAAGAATGAAGCTTGAAAAAATCTCTTTATGTGGTGGCTTCAATGGCTTATATATGCCACACCCATTAGGTCGGGAAAAATTTGGCTATTTCTTGGTTACCGATTCAATGGGTGAACAACCTCCGATTGTTGGTGAAAAATGTGCCATAGGTTGGTATACAGACGATGCCCAATTTTTGGGTTATCTTGATGTAGACCAATGGATTCAACTGTAATTTTTTCTTTTTAAATAGGTGTCAATATGCGAAATCCTTACAAAACTATCCTTCAAAATGAAGGTTTGCCATACAAAACCCTCTTGGGGACGGCATCCACTAAAACTGTCAAAGGGGAAAAGCTGGGTTTTCTAACCGCTATCCTTTATCTAACACCCAATGACGATCTATGTCCTTTGGCTAGAAAAGCGGGTTGCATGGAAGGTTGCTTATATTCATCGGGTAGAGGGGCTTTTAATTCGGTTCAGAAGGCTAGACAAGCAAAGACAGATTTTTGGTATGCCAACCAAAGGGCATTTTTACTGTCTATTTGTGCGGATATTTGGCGCTTGCATCGTTCCGCTGCCGAATCCAATAAAAAGCTTTTGGTTCGTCCAAATGGGACAAGTGATATCCCTTGGGAGAATTTCCAAATCATTGATGGAAAAACAATTTTTCAGTTATTCCCTAATGTCCAGTTTTACGATTATACAAAACACCCCTCTAGAAATTTGGTTGGCAAAACACCTGGTAACTATGATTTGACCTATTCATTCTCTAGCATCACACCCAAACCGATTTCAATTAAGGGGTTGACCAACAAAAACAATTCTAGGGTTGCGGTAGTGTTCCAAAGAAAAGAGGACATTCCGACAAGCTTTAGGGCTTGGGAGGTTATCGATGGGGATGATACCGATGTCAGACACATTGAACCCAAAAATGTTGTTGTTGCCCTTTATGCCAAAGGTAAGGCTAAAAAGGATCATTCGGGTTTTGTTCAAATTAAAGGTGTTCACTATGCATAAAGAAATATGGTTTGGCAATATGCTGCATGGTCAGTTTTCTATATATTCTGATTCTGAAAATATTGTAGTTATCAATAGCATTGACGAAAAATGCATTATGAATCCAATAGACGTTGACGAATATCTATTTTCGGAGGGATACGATAGTTATATTATCCCTTCTGAATTTAAAGGTTTAATCGTATTTTCTCAAGATTTTTTAAAGGATTTATCGAAATGAAATTTTATCAAGCCAAATTTGATTCTTATAATTTTATGTTCACTGCATTTGGTGAAACCAAAGCCAAAGCAATAAAGACATTAAAACTAGGACTAATCCAACATTCTAGAGATTATGGAATTGATAGAGATTGGTGGAAGGATTACGAAAACGATATCTATGCCATAGAAGTTGGTTTTAATGGTTGTTATCGTGACAATGAAGCAATTTTGGGGCAATTATGATATATGCTTGCATTGCCCTAATCCTCCGAATACTTAGCGGTAAACGCTAAACCCACAATCCCTCTTCGGAGGGTTTTTTATTGCCTGATGCTACCAAACTATTGACCTACTGGAAAAAACGTCTCAAAACTCGTTTAAATCGGTTCTAGAGGGCTTTTTATTGTCCATCAATAGTCGGATTGTCTCGTTTAGTGCTGCAAGCTCATCCATTTTGTAGACGTTCCATAGTCTTTTCTGCCCGTGAATCCCGTTCACCGATCCTCTGTGGCAATCTGCACAAAGTGGCATTGAGGTAAACCATTGACCCTGGTTAATCTCGTGGCATTCGCTTGGTGGTGGTGAATCACAGATAATGCATGGCATTAACTTTATTTTAGCAATATGCAACCTTTCACTAGCGGTTGGTTTAGCTTTATTCTTTGATTGCATTATTGGGTTGCTTTTACTTCTAATCTAGCACTATATTGTTGGGTTCTCCAAACCTCTATTTTGGCTTGCGCTGCGGTCATCATCCAACGATAGGTTTCCTCTTTTTCTACCGCTTCCCTGATTCCCTCAAGTATTTGAATATATTCGGGGTGAGCATAAGCATAGGTTTCTTGTTTACCTAAAACCTCTGTTCCTGCTTGACTCATTAATTGGGCTTTTCTTGATTTTCTAAACTCTTCTAAATACATTCTGTCCGATTTAGCCTTGGCATATAAAGAACTGGTATCTATTAAATACTGAATTGCACGTTGAGGATAGTCCATTATGTTATCTCCACGACTAGATTACCATTTGATTTAATATAATCTTTGGTTTTCTGAATAAATCTCTCGAATTCTGATCTACTAATGCTTGATTGTTGTAAATCGGCATATTGGATTAAATCCCTTACTGCTTGGATTCCCTCACCCGACAAACCCATCTTTTTTGTGTTTTGGTAGCGTTCGGATGCCTGGTGCAATGCGTCTTGTGCTTTTTGGCAAACAGGCATGACCTCATCTTTTCCGATATTGTGCCTAGCCATAGTCTCACTTAGGTTTAAAACGTCAACAAGGGTTCTCCAATCGTGGATTGTCCCTTGTCCCTTAGTCATGGCTTCTAGGGCTGAATATTCCATCATTCTGAGCTTGTCTAGTTTGTCTCTGTGAGTGATAGAAGCACCCACGATGCTATGCGTAATTGGGTCTATCAATGCCCAAACTTTACGTCTAGTTCTTTTTCTCATTTTGTTTTTCAATAGCAGATAGCAATGCAACACATATTTGCGGTAATAGTCCAAAGAAAACACCGATTGAAATCCAACCTATTGTTTCAAGCATTTATTCCTCGCAGGGCAGTTTCTACCTTGGTAACAGTTCCCATGACAAGGTGGGCAAACCTTCATGTTCCGCACATAAGTAGCAAAACTTGAAGCAGTATCACCAAATGGCATTTTGTCGAATTCCTTTGCCACCTCCTCTAAAACTTGGTTTCTTTGGGATAGAGACACAAAAACACCAAAATGGTAAGGCTGGCCTAAGTCTCGCAAAATCTGCTTACCAAGGTTACTTTGCTTTTCAACGGAATTAAATGCTTCGTCTTCCTCTTTAGTCCAATCTGTCATGTGTTTCTCTCCCTCAACAAGGCAATGGCTTGTCCTACTGCACTTTCTTGCCCAAGGTTTGTGTTGTAGAACAAATCAGTTAGTTCATCATTGGTGAGGTCTACCCATGTGCTTTGAGGCTTATTCAGTATTTCTTTAATGCTTTGAATCGTGGTTTTGACGTTTGATTGATTTTCTGCACTAAAAAAAGTGGATGCACATAGAAAATCATGTGCCTGACGTATGATTTCCTTCTCTTCGTTAGTCATACGTCCTCCAACTTGTAGTTCAGTTTGTGATTCTGAAACCGCATGGCCGCCTCAATATCCAGTTCTTTATAAGCCTCTTCTGACATACATCCAACAATATCACGCCCTTCGTACCAAACCTCCTTGACAGACTCGTTAAACGTGGATTTGTCCTCGTCTATTTCGTATTCATAGACAACTGTCACTACTTCGCTACCTTGACCGATTGTTGTGTCAAATTCCCAAGTATTTTCCATTCTGAACTCCTGTTAAAAATTAAATCTTACCTAATTGTTTGCGTAATACCATAGGGACTTACCCTAATCTAGGCATTCTTTTACGCAAATATCAACGCCTGGCAGACTTGAATAAACCTTCGTAACGTGGATGTTTATGATCTGCGAATCGTCATGGTAGACAACCCCATTCATGCCATCTTCTACGCTTTTTAGGATGTTACTTGCGTCAGGCTTCTTTGTTGGCTTTTCTGACCCGTCAGAAATGGCTTGCAATCTCTTTTTGGTTGCCGATGCGGGGATTGGCACTCGAATGTATAGATAAAGGCTCACAGGGGTTTCTAGCGGTTCAGACGCACCCATTGCCTCGATTGCAGCATCTTTGATTAAGGTTTCATAGGTTCTTGTCTTCTCAGGGGTGTAAGTTTGCACAAAGTTTCCCCTTTTGACGTATCTAGCCCTTTGTTTGCCAACAGGGTTAGCGTCTACTTTAAAAGTTACCATAAATGTCATTTGATTATGTCCTCGACTTTTTGTATCTTTTGTCCAATCCAGTTCATTACTGGAACTGCCATGCTATTCCCCAATGCTTTGTATCTTGGGCCATCAGCGGTTGGCTTCCCCTTTGGTTTGATATCGGTGTAATGGTCTGGAAAGCCCTGTAATCTCTCGCACTCTACACAAGTCAATCTCCTTACCGCTACTGGTTGGGCAACAAAAGTCTGTGCATGATGGGATTGAGTGCTAGGTTGTAGCGCTTTTAATGCATTGGCGACCTCTAGTTCTGTGGCACTAAAAGTATTGGCTTTTGCATCTTCTCGGATCGAGTAAGCACTTGTCATTGGAATGTAGGTTTCATGCTCTGTTACGGCATTGCCAGGTCTAGAGATTCCTGCGGTTGAAGACAGTAAAGTAGACATTACGTCTGGCACACCAGTTGGAACTAATCTGCCCGTATAGGCATCCTGACCGCTATAACTGCCAGGGTGTGTGTCAGCACATAAAGTTCCTACTGTGAGCTGGATGCCACTTTCGTCAACGCTTGAAGAAGAGCAGGAGGAAGCTCCTTTCCTCTTTTGTCGGCTCGGTGGAGGATTCCCTTGCAAGCTCTCTCGCTCAAAAAGAACCGCTGCGGCAGGTCGCCAGTCTCCAAGATATCCGACAACGAACACACGTTTGCGTCTTTGGGCCACTCCGAAGTACTGAGCGTCAAGCACCCTGTAGCCGAACCCATACCCGCAGATTGCCAACCCTCCGAGGAAGCTACCAAAGTCCCGTCCATCAGAGGAGGACAAAAGGCCGGGGACGTTCTCCCAGACCAGCCAACGGGGGCGATGTTGTTTAGCGATGGCAAGATAGGTAAGCATGAGGTTACCACGAGGGTCATCCAATCCTTTTCTGAGTCCTGCGACTGAGAATGATTGGCAGGGAGTTCCTCCAACGAGAACATCGACATTTGATTCAATTTGCCACTCCTTAAATTTTGTCATGTCACCCATGTTGGGGACTGTTGGGTAATGATGTTTGAGTACTTGGCTCGGAAATGACTCGATCTCCGAAAAAGCCACAGGATTCCAACCTAAAGGATGCCAAGCAACTGTTGCTGCTTCTATCCCGCTACATACTGATAAATAGTTCATTCAAGAGTTCCATCTTTAATTCTGTTCATATACTCTCGGATTCTGTCTCTAGCACCCGTACCATAGATTCTTTCTGCCCTCTCAAGTCTGGCACGAATGAGGTCACGATTCTTTGATGTTTCCCAGTTCCTATAAAGCTCTCTGGCTTCTGCTTGCTCTAGGATCACCCTGTCAGACTCATTAGAGATGTTTTTTCTGCTGTATACCATTGGTACATACCCTAATCATCTAAGTCGCCAGTTAGGATTAACGCTTCAGTAATGAGGCGTAAAGGAATCGGAACACCCTCTTTTACTCTGTCTAACAGTCTCATAGCTTGAAAGTAGTTCAAGATTTGTTCCTTAGTTGAGCCATAGCCTGTCGGATGTGTTCAGGCATAGGTACGGCTTTTTTGTTGTCAGCCTCAATCTTTGCAAGGGCAGGATCAATTTGCGATTCAACTTTGATCCCGAAGGATTCAGGAATCTCAGCCCCATCCCATCTCTGTTGGTTCAGATAGACCAAAGGTGCGGGAATGAAAGCACCATCGTCTTTTCTCCAAGCATCGGTTGTTTTCATCCACTCTATGTGCTTAATAATCT